GAACATGGGGAACTACCGCACCGACCGCGAAAGGTGGAGGGCGAAGGCTGAGTGGCTGGAAGCGGAGCGCGTGTCCGCAAGTGCGGCGTGGGGTGAACGCGACGAGTACGAGCAGATGTATCTCAAAGAGAGGGCGAAGGCTGAGTGGCTGGCGATACAGCTTGAGCATCGGTCAGCCGACCTGTGGGAAGCGTGGCTCTTGAGCGCAGAGGAGGCGACACGATGAGACTCAAGAATCCGGGGACGCTCCCGAAGCGCGTCATCGACCAAGGGCGGACGCAGGAGTGGTATCGCCTGTTCGACAAGTTCGCGGCTGGCGATGCCGACTTCGAGGAGATTCTCGACTACGGCTACAACGACCCGTGGACGGCGCAGGAGTACGGCTCGAAGGCACTCGCAGGGCGCGAGGTCATCAGCGGCTACATGAGCGCGTTCCGGCTCGATGTCTTGCAGGGGCGACTGTTCATCATCAGGCGATAGGAAGGAGCGGCTATGACAAGATGCGCGGCTGAGACCGACGGACTCCGATGCACGGTGATGGACTACATCCGCCCGTCGGGACTCTGCCACTACCACCGTAAGATGGCGACGGTGGGGCAGTACGAGTTCTGGTCTGGACGGCTTCTTGACCCGACACGGGGCGTCGAGCGCGTGGTCAATCTTGTGACAGGAGCGACAATCTACCAGAAGGGTAGCAAAGAATGACAATCACACTTGCACCGTGGGCGATCTTCGTACTGGGAGCGGTGGTCGGGTCACTCCTGACCGTCATCGCGGCGTTCATCATCGCGTGGAGAGGAGCGAATCATGGCAGCAAGAACGGCTAACAACGAGGGCACGAAGAACGCTCTGGCGACCCAGGAGGCGACCGCCGGGAGCAGCGGGACGATGACCATCGCCAAGTACCTTGAGGCGCAGAAGCCCGCGATCATGGCGGCCCTGCCTCGCAACATCGACGTTGACCGCTTCACGCGCATCGTGCTCACGGCGGTCAGGACGAACCCAGACCTGCTCGGCTGCGACCCCATGAGCATCCTCGCGGCGACCATGCAGAGCGCACAGTTGGGCCTTGAGCCGGGGAGTGGTCTCGGCGAGGCGTACATCATCCCGTACAAGCGCGAGGCCACGTTCCAGATGGGATACAAGGGTCTGGTGAAGTTGGCCCGGAACAGCGGGGACGTGACCTCGATATGGTCGGAGGCGGTCTATGAGGGCGACTTGTTCCGAGTCGTCATGGGCAGCGACCCGAAGATCGAGCACATCCCCGACCTCAACGTGGCTCGGGGCTCGTTCGAGAACGTCGAGGCGGTCTATGCGGTGGCACGGCTGGCGACTGGCGACATCCAGTTCGCGGTGATGACGAAGGCCGAGATCGAGCAGCATCGGAACCGATACTCTCGTGGGGCCAGTTCCTCGAAATCACCGTGGAGCGATCCTCTTGGGGCTGTGGAGATGGCGAAGAAGACCGTCGTCCTGCGGCTTTGCAAGATGCTCCCGCTCTCAGCGGAGGTCAGTCGTGCCATCGCATCGGACGGTACGATCCGGCGGGAACTCTCGGCGGACATGAGCGCGTTGCCGGACATCGAGGACGAGAAGGTGCCCGCTGCGGCCCTCGGCGCGGTTGAGAGCGAGGTCGTCACCGTCGATGTGGAGGAGGTTCCGCTCGAAGGCGAGGTCGTGACGGACGTTTCTGCCATGATGGAGGAACTGCCGTGGAACAAAGAGTAGCCACCAACGACGAGTACGTCACCATCCACCACGGCGACGCATGGACGCTCTCACCGACGCTTGCCCCGCAGTCCATCCACACCATCGTCACGTCCCCGCCGTATTGGGGACTGCGCGACTACGGCGAGCCGGGGCAGTTCGGCTTGGAGCCGACGCCCGAAGCCTACGTCGCTCGCCTCGTGGAGTTGTTCGCGCTCCTGCGTCCTGCGCTCCGCGACGACGGTACGGTGTGGTTGAACCTCGGAGACTCGTTCTGCGGGTCGCCTCCCGGCAACAAGCCATCGTGGGCAACGTCGGGGCTGCACGGTGCGGCTACGAGCGAGAAGTATCAGGACACACTCGGCAAGAGCGTCCAGACGGTGAGCGACAAGCAATACCCCGGCCTCAAGCCGAAAGACCTCGTGGGCATCCCGTGGCGAGTCGCGTTCGCGCTCCAAGCCGACGGCTGGTATCTCCGCAGCGACATCATCTGGCACAAGCCGAACCCGATGCCCGAGTCCGTCACCGACCGCCCGACGAAGAGCCACGAATACATCTTTCTGCTGTCGAAGCAGGCGCGGTACTTCTACGACGCCGAGGCGATCAAAGAACCCGCTGAGTGGGCGAGGTGGGGCGACCAGACCATTGGCAAACAACAGCAAGGCACGGCGTCGTGGATCCAGCCAAAGACGAAGGACGAACTGACACCGCGCCACAACCGTGCCGACGTTCCGCGAGGCGGCTTCGACGGGAAGAACGACGAACCCGGCAAAGAGGCGTTCCGCTCGATCAAGGAATCGCGCAACAAGCGCACCGTCTGGACAGTCCCCACGCGCCCCTTCTCGCAAGCCCACTTCGCGGTGTTCCCGCCCGACCTCATCCGTCCGTGCATCCTCGCGGGCTGTCCTGAACTCTACTGTGTAGATTGCGGTCGTCCTCTTACTGTGGTAGAATGTGCACAGGATACACAGGACGATGCCACACAGAAAGGGAGCAGCCATGACGGGCAAGAGGCCGAACGCTCAACGGGTTTGTCAGGAGTGCGGAGTGGAGTATCACTCCCGCAATCTTCAGTTCTGTTCGAGGCTGTGTGCGAATCGCAATACGGCTCGGAACAGGGCGACAACTCGGGGGTTCGTAATGGATCCGAAGGGCTACAAACTCATTCGCAACCCGTCACACCCGATGGCAACCCGCGAGGGGTATGTCATGGAGCATCGAATGGTGATGGCGGAACACATCGGGAGGATGCTCACGGCGCAGGAGGTCGTTCACCACAAGAACGGGAGTCGGGCCGACAATCGGATAGAGAACCTCGAACTGATGGTGAAGTCGGTTCACGACCACAAGCGCAAGCCGCCTGCGAAACCGATACCGTGTCCCCACTGTGGCGGAATGATTCTTCCTCCGCGCCGCGTTGTCCGGCTTGTGGCAGCACCAACCTCGCCAAAGGAGTAGTTCTAGACCCCTTTGTTGGCAGCGGCACGACCGCAGAGGTCGCACGCTCGCTCGGGCGCAAGGCCGTCGGCTTCGAGCTGAACGCCGACTACATCGAGATCGCCGCGAAGCATCGGCTCGCACAGGGGGTGCTGCTGTGACGGAACCAAGAGTAGCCATCCAGCGATGCAGCCACTGTCGGGGCCAGTTCGTGCTCACCAACACCGACCGCAACGACTGGAGCGGAGTCTGCACCTGTGGTTTACGGTACACGTTCCGCGAGTCTCGACAAGGGCTTGAGGCTCGGGAGGTGATGCGTGATGGCGTCCCTTCCGTGGTTCCGACTGTATACCGAGGCTCGCGTGGACAAGAAGTTGGCAACCCTGCCGGATGACGAGCATCGCGTGTGGCTCCACCTGCTGTGCTACTCGGCGGAGAGCGAGCCTCGTGGGGTCATCGACCTGAGCGACCCGCTGATCGTCGCGCTGGAGTGTGCGAAAGGCGACGAGGAACTGCTGACACGCACCGTCGAGCGGCTGGAACGGCTCAAGGTGTTGGGCCGGGAGGACACGTTCATCTTCTTCGAGAAGTTCTACGAGCGGCAGTATCCGAGGGCGAGCGACCGCCCCGAGGAGGTACGCGAGCGCGTGAGGAAGCATCGAGCGAAAGGGGACTCTGTTTCAGAAGCCTAGTTCGTTTCGCGCCCCGCTTCCCCACAAAGGGGTGTAACGGTGTGTAACGAGCGGTAACGACGAGAAACACATAGATAGAGAGAAGATTAGATACAGAAAGGTCTTTATGGCCTGACCCTGTGGATAACGGAGGAAACCTGTGGATAACCAAGAGCGCAAGGAGCGGAAGTGAGGTACATCTCCATGTTCTCCGGCATCGAGGCGGCGACCGTGGCATGGCATCCGCTCGGTTGGGAGCCTGTCGCGTTCGCCGAGATCGAGCCGTTCCCGAGTGCAGTCCTAGCCCACCACTACCCCGATGTCCCGAACCTCGGTGACATCACGAAGGTCGATTGGAGTCGCTATGCAGGAACCGCTGACCTTGTTTGCGGAGGAAGCCCATGTCAGGCGTTCAGTGTCGCGGGACTCAGACAAGGACTGGCTGATCCGCGTGGCAACTTGGCCCTCGAATATCTCCGCGCTGTTGATGGAGTGCGCCCGGAATGGGTGGTCTGGGAGAACGTCCCCGGTGTCCTGTCGGTCGATGGAGGACGGGCGTTTGGAGCCTTCCTCGGAGGGCTGGCTGAACTCGGGTATGGGTTCGCCTACCGAGTGCTGGACGCTCAATACGTCCGAGTGGAATCACACCCTCGCGCCGTACCCCAACGACGACGCCGTGTGTTCGTTGTCGGATGTCTTGGAGACTGGCGACGTGCCGCAGCGGTACTACTTGAGCGCGAAAGCGTGCGCCGGAATCCTGCGCCGCGCCGAGAAGCGGGAGAAAGAGCTGCCGCCGGCTTTGAGCGCGGCCCGCAAGGCGGTCGCTACACAGACCTAGCACCGACGCTCGACACGCGGGCGAAGGACGGCCCTATCCGCAACCAGCTCGGCGTAGGCGTCATGGAGCCCGTCGCGTTCGCTGACGTGTCGCGAGCGAACAAGAGGCAGAACGGTCCTGGCTTCACCGACAGCGGCGTGGCGTTCACGCTCACCGTGGGCGACAACCCCGGCGTCCTGGAGATACCCGACGTCGCGTCCACAATGCGGGGGAATGGTGATGCCCACTCAGGCTATGCACTCGCTGACGGGCTAATCGCCCACACGCTACGGCGCGGCGGCGAAGGCGGTACGACAGACCTCTGCATGACGCCGCAACTCGCTGTCCGCCGTCTCACGCCTCGCGAGTGCGAGAGACTGCAAGGCTTCCCTGACGACCACACGCGCATCCCGTGGCGTGGCAAGCCAGCCGACGAGTGTCCCGACGGCCCGCGCTACAAGGCACTCGGCAACAGCATGGCGACGAACTGTATGCAGTTCATCGGGCGGAGAATCGAGGCGGTGGAGGAGTGAACATCCGCCACTTCTCGATCCCCGAGATGCCGCTGTCCAAGAACGTATGGCAGCGGCTTCACTGGGCGAAGCGCGGGCGCATCAAGGCTGAATGGGAGCGGTGGGTCTGGGGTCTCGTCAACGAACATCCGAGGATGCCCCGGCCCATTGCCTCCGTCCGCTGCGATGTCGTCGTCGGATGGGACAAGCCCGGCCCGCTCCCCGACCCGCAGAACCTCGCTGGCATGGCGCATGAGGTCATCGCCGACGGGCTCGTCAAGGCTGGCATCATCGCCGACGACTCGATGGATGCCCGAGGGGTGCCGCAGTACGAGCAGGGGACGACGCAGGTGAACCGTGGCAACGGCGCGACGGAGATCGTCCTGCGGTGGGACTAGCGAAATACCCCCGGAGGTACGATACTGTCGGCGAAGGAGGTGCCGAAGATGGCTAAGAGCACCAAGAAGGCTCAGTTCGACATGATGGAGTTCGCCAGAATCAACGGCATCGCTATCAGGAGCCTCGCTGACGGCACTTGGATGGCCTACGCGAACGGGAGGGCGGTTTACTCGCCCAACGCCGCAAACGCGCTCTCAACGCTTCTCAGGCACTATCGAGGGAGCCTCGTATGGGGCGACACCATCCTCTCGCCACGCGCCGCCATCATCTTGGTGCGAGGCACTTCATCCGTCGTCGCTCCTGACTCGCCTACCCCTCCCCCTCAGGCTGAGTCGGGCGATGAACCGCTGGCGGAGGCGGACGCGCCCTCGCCAGCACCCAAGCGCACCCGCAGACGCAAGGAAGTGAAGTCCTGATGGCTCGGGAGTACACGGATGTCGATAAGCGCGAACTGCTCATCGAGGTCGCCAAGTACAACGGCTCCTCCACTAAGGCGCAGAAGGCTACTGGCGTGCACAACAGGGTACTTCAACGCTGGTGGGACGCGCTCACCGAAGACGAGCGTCACGACTTCATGCTGGAGGCGAAGAAGCGGCAGGAGGCGTACTGGCAAGACCTCCACGATGTGTGCCTCCAAGTCGCCCGCGACAAGGTGAGCGAGATGAGTGCCCGCGATGCGCTGATCGGCGCGGGCATCTCCTTCGACAAGTTGCGCCTCATCCGTGGCGAGGCGACCGACATCTCCGGCACGCTCTCATCGGACGCGGATGCCCTCGCACGCGAGGTGGAGGGCATCCTGTCGAAGGTCACGGTTGACGCGAGCCGGGAGGCCATCACTCAGGAGTAGTATTCGCCGAGGCACTCGACCGTGACTTCCGCCGAGAGTGTCGGGATGTAGTCCCGGGCGGCCCTGCGCTTGGCGACCGAGATCGCGCTCTCCTCGTCGGTCGCCACGACTTCATACTCGGCGTGACCGCTCATGGTCGGTGATGCCACCCAGAACTTCACGGTGTACCGCTTCATCGTTTCGCTCCCGCCCAGACGCTCGTATGTGACGGACTTCATCGCTTCGCCCCCTTCGCGTTTCCAACGGTGCGTAGACTGTGCGGGTTATCTGTTGGGAAGAACTTGGTTAGGTTCGCGGTGTCCCATCGCTCCGACAACTGGTGTACCAGCCGCCCGATGAGCGTATGAGCATCAACGAGTTGCCGCTGGTAGTAGTCCGCCTCATCCGAGCGTTCCTTTGCGATGCCCTCCCAGTAGATAGCCCGTTCGGCGTCAGACTTCATGTTCCGCTCCTCTCATCCGCTCACTCGGTTGTCCAAGTGACGCTCCGCCGCCGCCAGTAGGTCTTCGCGTGTCCACCCGTGCTCGATCTCCCACGCCGCGATGAGCCCGGCATCGACCTTGCCCGACTTCGGATCATCGAACGCTCCGCCGTTGACGGCATCGTTCCACTCATCCAGACGCTTCATGGTCATGGCGCGAGTCCATGCACGCTCGTCGGGGATGTGCGTTGGCGTCCAGCCCTGCTTGCCGGGAGTGATGCGCTCGGCATCGCCTCGGCGGACAACGGTGTGCCCGGCGATCCGCTCGGCGGGCAACTTGCCCTCGCGGATGTAGCGGTACACCACCTGACGTTCCACGCCGATGATCCGCCCGGCCTCGGTCACGCTGATAAGGTCACTCGTCATCTCGGTAGTCCTCCTGTCGTCCGTAGGCCGCTTCAATGACGGCATCGTTGATGTCCTGCGCGATGGTTGGACAGTCCGTGAGGTTGTGGACTTCATACGGCAGGTTCTTCTCGATCACCTGCTCGGGCGATACACCGATGCCCGCCGTCCAGACGTTGAGTGAGCAGCGGTGGAAGGTGTCCCCCTCGCCGCCACAAGCGGGACAGGCCCGCAAGCCTTCAATGTCATCTATGCCCTCGCCGTCGCATACCGGGCACATCGCCCATTCGGCGTGCTCGCAACTCCCGTTGGCGGCGGAGCAGACTTCAATGACAGCGATGGGTGTCCATCGCTCCACTTCACGCTCCCACGCTTCGTCCTCCGGGCGGTTGCCGGGTATCATCCCGACGCTCACGCCCGGCGGCAGGTTGTCGTGGTATCCCATCGCTACCGCTCCTCTCGATACGCCGTCAGTCCGTGGGACTTCAACTCATCCATGATGAGCGTCATGCTGTCGAACTCCGTGCTGTCGATCCTCACGGCGTAGTCGAACCGCGCCGCATTGTCCTGACAGTCCAAGAACCGCTCCGGGTGTTCGCCACACTCACGCGCCAGTCGGCACCGCCCACACATGATGCTCATCGCTCCGCTCCCGTCTGCTCGTTGAACACGTTGTCTCCTAGAAGGGGATTGGCTCGGCGTACTCGGCACTCGGGTACACGCGAACCGGGCGACCGTTGACGCGGTGTTTCATGTAGTGACCCTGACCCGCACGCGCCATGCGGTCAGGGTCGTACTCGTCGCCAGTCACGATGAACAGGCACGCTCGGCCCCATGACCCGGCGTGACGGGCGTCAACACACACGCTGGATGCGTTCAGGTTCACCCGCTGGCTCGGATCGTTCGCCCACGCCAACCATCCATCGGGGTACAGTTCATCGGGGATGCCCCCACCGTGCAGCTCGCGTATCTGCTTCGCGCTCATCGTTCCGCTCCCTTCGTCATCGTGCAGGACTTCAGTAGGCTACCCGCGACAAGATTGATGCCATGCCCAAGAACTCCGTGGCGACCATGAACACGACCGCCGCCACCAACGCCACCAACGCGAGTTGCAGTAGCGCAAGCAGATACCGACTCATCGTGATCCCCTCCCGGCGAGGAACGCACGAAGCATGACGAGAGCCGCAGCGGCCCCGTTCGCTCGGACTTCCTCGTAGTCACCGAAGTAGTCGTGCCGCCCGTCCGCCGCGCTTGTCCTGCCGATGATGTAGCGCGTGATGCCGTCGCCGTGTGAGTACGTCGATAGCGCGTACCTGCCGCCCGTGACTTCCTCCAAGTGTGCCGCCAACTTCTTGACTTCCTGTTGCGTGGTCATCGCTCCGCTCCTCCTAAGTAGTCGTAACCGCTCCGCGCTCCGTGCTATCGTCAGGTACTTCATTCCCGCTCCGTGACGATTGTAACCATATACCTCCAACGGTTGTCAAGAAGAATCTTCGGACGACTTCAATGACGGCCCATCGCCGGGTACTTCATGCTCGGGTACATCGCCGGATACTTCAATGTCCGGCCCTCGCCGTCGATCCCCCGGCCCTGCTCACGTCTGCCCGCCGGGGCCCGTGGTAAACCGTCTGCCGGGCCCGGTTTACTAGTCGCGTTCTGCCCGCCGGGAGAAGATCGCCGGGAGTGTCAGAACGAACGAAAGCCCGGCGGGTATGTACTCCCGCCGGGCCCGATGTCCGCCCGCTCTAGGATGTACTCCCGCTCCAGTTGTCTGCTAGTCGATCGCTCCTATTGTGATTGTCCCGGCGTCCGGCGTCCGTTCGTGCCATGCCGTCAGATAATCGCCGTTTGTGGCGTTCGTCACGTTCCATGCTGCCACGATTCTCATGCTCTCATGCGTGCTCTTGCGCGGGCCCGCTGCCGAACGGCCGGCAACCTCTACGAACGCGAACACGCTACCATGCCCAACGTACCCGGCAGCATCCTGCGGCGTGTTGCTCGCGTTCAAGCCATTGCACAACCGCCCGTCAAACCGCTCCGGCTCATGTCGCCATGCTCCAACGCTCCAACGCGAACCATCCCAATTGCTCATAGGTTCGTCTGCCGTGCCCATCAGATACTTGCACAGATACCCGGCGGGCAGATCGCGCTCTACCGAGTCGTAGTATTCCCGCTCGGCATCGGTCGCAAGTTGCCGTAGATAGTCGTCTTGCGCGAACTTGTCGTGATGCCGGGCGGTTGCGATGTCGTCTGCAATCCTCTGGTCAAGAGCAGACCGAGTACGCTCGCGCAAGCGTTGGATGGCGTACTCTACATCGCGTTCTTGACGCGCTATCTTCTCGGCTTTCCGGCGGGCATACGCTTGACGGTTCATGTACCGGGCGGCGTCCGTATAGTTGTCGAACGTCTGCCGGATCGCCGTGCTGGTCATCTTGCCACGGGGCCCGAAGTGTACCCGGTCGTGATACCCGGTCATCCACTCAAGATACCGTGACGGCCCGTACTGCCCGAACCGCACGAACGCTTGCCCGCCGATGCTGGTTACCCCTACGCGAATACCGCGAACGGACGGCGCGAACGTGTCTATCGTTTCGCGTGTCTGTTGCGTGTTCCAACCCTCCGTCCGCATGGAGAACGAACCGTCCGAGTAGAACGTCAGAACGTCCGTGTCGTACAGACGGATCGCAATTGCCGAATCGTAGGAACGGACAATGCGGACGGTGCGTTTGTAGTTGCTCGGTCGGTCGTACTTGTTGCCGAGATACCGCGAGAGCGCGTCATAGATCGCCCGTGCCGTCCGTTCTGCTGTTGTCGCGTAGGTATGCGATACATACCGCTCGGACGGTGCCGGGCGGACGTAGAACGTGCCGTGTCCGTACTCTATGCTTTCCTTGTTCGCTTTCATCTTCCCGCTCCGCTTCTCCGGCGTCTGCCGGGTACGTTCGGGCGGGAGTAACATCCTAGTATGCGGGAGAGCAGAGCAGAGCGGGCGCGGTCGTCTTTACGATAGTTGCCGGATAGTGCCGAGGCATCGTAGACATGATACCCATGTCCTGCTGCCGATTCTGTGAGTCTCGCTCGGATCCTTCAACTTGCCACAGTGGCACCGATGATCCATAGCTGCCCGGTGCCGGGCGCGTACTACCTCCATGCTCGGTCCACCATCGAAGTGTCCGCCCATGTACTTATCGTCCATGATTCCCGCTCCGATTCCCGCCCGCTCTGCTCTGCTCTCCGATTGTCAAGTTGCACGGCATCCTAGCGGGTGCGTCTGTTGTTACAGATGACACTATACCCGCTCTGAGGGAGTGTCAAACATTGATTCTGCTGCTGCTTTCAGAGGGAGAGAAGATCGCCGCTGCTGTGAGAGCGGGCGGGATGTATCGCCGCTGCTGTGAACGTGCGCCGGGCGGGCGGCTGTGGCCTCTGTGGTGGCAAGCCCGGCAAGAGCAGAGAGCGGGAGGGAGGGAGAGCAGAGGGATGACACCGGGAGAGCGTGCGCACGGCAGAAACGCACGCGAGCAGAGCCCGTGCCGGGAGTGGATCGCCGCGCTATCTGCCCGCTTTATACACTCTGCCCGCTGCTGTATGCGAGGAGCCCGGCGCGGTTCACTATTCCCGCTGCTCAATGCCGTTGTATCCAGATAGTGTCAAGGCCCGATAATGTAGGTTATGTCATGCTACCCGCACCCGCCGATACCCCTAGGGGTACCCGGTACCCTCTCTGCTGGAAGCCGAGCGGCCCGGTTCACCACTGCGGCACCCCATTCTCACTAAAGAGCATGGTTACGCGGCTCATCGGCTGAGTGACTTTCGACCGCTCGCGGGCAGTCCTCACCCCCCTACCCCCCTCCCCGGCGAGTTGCTACACGTTTCTCTCGCGGAGGCGGGTCTTGGGGCATTTGTCCTGCGACGGGTGGAGGTATCCTGCCCGTGACCTCACTGTGACCCTCTGACGGCTAGTGGACGGGGCTGGCGAGGCCACGCGCTGAATCCGAGGTGCGTATGATGTCCCCCCGGACTGAGATGCCCTCAGACCGTCCGGGGAAGTCCGGGGTCTAAGGGCAGAGAAGTGTCGTGATACAGGTGGTGGTCGGAGAGGGGCTGTGGGCACTACAGGAAACGTCTGATGGTTTGGACACCGAACGCCCCCTCTCCGTGGGATTGACCACCTGCTGAGACTCTACACTCCGCCCATTCGTGGAGTGCAATACCCCCTAGGGGTATGGATTCCAAAGTATCCGACGAACGGTAGTGGTGTTATCCTTGCCCCGACCGACGAACGGTGGGAAGGAGCGCGTATGAACGGCTGCGGGGTCTCGGTCGCCATCTCCTACATCCTCGGCATCCTGACCGCGCTCATCGTCTTCGCCAGCGACAGGCACGACCGATGAGCACCCCGCATCTGGTCTCCGACTTCGCCTCGACCGTCCATCGCTTCCACGCCGACCATGTCCATTTCCGCGCCTTCCCGAGAGCGGCCTACGCGCACCCCGAGACCATCCGCGACCTCAGACAGACGACCCCCGAGTATCTGGTGGAGGAGAAGGACGGCAAGACGTTCATCTGCACAGTCGAGATGCGCCCCGATCCAGACCTCGAACGCGACCGCGTCGATTTCCTCGTGCCGTCGTTCATCCTGAACAAGATGGTCGGCTGCACCATGCCCCCGGTGCTGTTCACCAAGCCCGAGTACGCCAACTGCGGCCCGAAGCCGGAGGAGGATGAGTGACAGACCAGCCGTTCAAGTACGAGGTCATCGACCGCGAGCGGCACGGCGGCACCTTGAGACTGGGCGAGGGCACTGCCATCGGGCGCGGAACGTCCATCGACACGTCCTGCAACGTCGTCCTGAAAGACGGGGCGGTCATCTCCGACGATGTCCTGATCCTCACCCATGACCACGAACCCGGCTCGATGGAGAAGCGGTACAGCACCCTCGTCATCGGTGAGAAGGCATGGATAGGTGCCCGTGCGACCATCCTTGAGTCATGCAAGCGGATAGGCGACGGCGCGGTCGTCGGCGCGGCATCGGTCGTGACGCACAGCATCCCCGCCCATGAACTGTGGGCCGGAAACCCCGCCCGGCTCGTCCGGCGTCTGGAGGACTAGATGAACGACCCCGCGCTCCTCAAGATAGGCATTACGGAACGCTGCAACTCGAACTGCGTGATGTGCTCGCACGACCCGAGGGCGCGAAACGAGATGTCGCTTGAGACCGTGGTCGCCCTCCTCGATGCCTTCCCATCGACTTTGAGGGTGCAGCCACAGCACTTCGGGGAGCCGCTCATGCACCCCGATTTCATCGACATCGTCCACCAGATAAAGAAGCGGCGGAAGCAGTGTGTGTTCGCCACCAACGGCTCGCTGCTCTCCGGAGACATCCTCGACGCCCTCTGCGAGTACCTGACCCCGAAAGACCGGGTCATCTTCTCGGTCGAGGGCAACGACAAGGATACCTATGAGGGTATCCGGCGCGGCCTTTCATGGAACACCCTGATGACGAATATCGCCCTGTTCCAGAAGAAGAAGCCCGTGGGTGTCGAGTCCTGCGCCCGGCTGACGATCCTTCCCGAGGCGAAGCCCGACCGCGAGTTCTGGAGCAAGCGTGTCGATATGGTCTCCGTCGTCCCCGAGGTGCCGTTCGGGCGCGAGGTCAAGGGGCACTATGAGCACAACTACGACTCCACCGACTGCATCCAAGCGCACACCTATTTCGTCGTCACCGAGAACGGCGATGTCATAATCTGCTGCGGTGGCGATGTGCAGGGCAAGAAGTACGCCGTGGGGAACATCTACCGCGACGGCATCCGCCAGATATGGGAAGGCCCGGAGTTGGCATCGAGGCGGACGCACGCGCACGTTCTGTGCCGGACGTGCAACAGACAGTGGGTGAACGAGTGCAGATAACCGACTTCATCGACATGGATACCGCCGAGCGGGCCCGCCTTCTCCACAAGTTGCCGAAGAAGGACAGGGAGGCTCTCGCCGTCCTGCTGTCGCGCTATCAGGAGGCGAAGCGGCTGGAGTTCACTTGGCATCCCCGTCAGGCCGAGTGTATCCGCCTCATCGAGCAGAAGCGTGCGGAGATCGCAGCGCGACATAAGACCATCGGTGGCATCCCGGTCGTGCTATTTGGCGGAGCTGTAGGTGGCGGGAAAAGTTTTTTCGTCTGCGCCAAGACGACGCTCACCGCCGAGAAGGTTCCCGGCTTCCGCGTCTATATGTGCCGCAACGAGGCCAAAGCCTTCACCCGCACCACGCTCGACACCATGCTCCGGCAGGTAGGCATCCTCTCCCGTCCGGGATGGAAGCACCTGAAACACGACATGGTGTTCCGGCACGAGAACGGGAGCCGCATCGAGTACGGCGGACTGGGATCGACGGAAGACGCCGAGCGCGTGAAGTCGATGGAGTTGGACGCGGCGGTCATCGAGGAGGGCTCGGACACCGAGGAGGCTCCGGCCCGTCTGCTCATCACCCGCCCCGGTCGTAGCGAGCGGAGCCTTCGATTCGGCTACGTCATCATCACCTCGAACCCGGAGGACTGCTGGCTCCAGCGGATCGTGGACGACCCGAAGCAGGACGAGGTGTTCGTCCAGTCGCTCATGCGCGACAACCTGTTCCTGCCGCAAGGATATGAGGAGCGCATCCGTGACCTCTATTCAGACACGCCCGAACTCATGGATGCCTACATCGACGGCGTCTGGGGGATGGTCGGCTCCGCTGACAAACTCATCGACCCTATGGTTCTTCGGCGGTGCGTGGGTGCCGCTGGAGTCGATGGCCCCCACCGTTGGGGAGTGGACGTTGCTCGATTCGGCGACGACACGACAGTCCTGTACCGTGCGCGTGGCAGCCGCATCGTAGGAATCCAGCAATGGGAGCGAAAGAGCGTGAAACAGGTCGCCGACGACTTGGAGGCCATGTATCAGGCGTCCGAGGACTCGCCGGAGGAGATTCGTATCGACGACATCGGCGTCGGCGGCGGTGTCGTGGACATCCTCGATTCGGCTGGCCTTCCCGCCGTGGGCATCAACGTCGGCTCGACCGCGATGCAGGCCGACAAGTTCATCAACCGCCGCGCAGAGGTCTACTGGAACCTGAAACTTCTCGCGGAGCGCGGGGAACTTTCCCTCCCGGCGGATGACGAACTCCTATCCGAACTCCGCGCCGTGCGCTACCTTGTACGCAACGGCAAGATAGTTCTCGAAGCGAAGGCAGAAGTGAAGAAGCGACTCGGGCGTTCTCCTGACAAGTCTGACGCGCTCGCGCTCTGTCTCGCCCCTGTGAAGGCACCGCGCCGTATCGCGGGTTCAATCGGCAAACCGCGAGGTTGGTGAGGATATGCTGACATCTCTTGACGCGATCCGGCCCGGCGCACCGTTCCCTCCGTCTGACGCCACACGGCTCCAGACGTGCGAACACGTCGATAATCTCTTGGAGGGCGAACACGGCACCGTGTTCATGGAGTCGTTCATGCGGCTCATGCGAGATGACGGCACCATTGTCGAGATCGACCTCCCGTGGGTGAGGAAGACCCGCCTCATCTTCGCCGACCTCTTGTGCGGAGAGCCGGGCCGAATCCGCTGCGAGGACACGGAGCAGCAGCCCTACCTCGATGACCTCATCCGCCGCCTCGACCTGTGGCGCAACCTCCATGAGGCGTGCGGGGACACGGTCTCCTACGGCGACGGCGTGCTTAAACTCAGGAAGCGGAACGGCAAGGTGACGCTCTCCCCGCAGCCGCCGAAGTTCTGGTTCCCCGTCGTGGAGGAAGACGATATACGCTCGGTCATAGGTCACGTCCTGACATGGAAGATCAATCGCGGCGACGAGAGCAACCCGAAGTGGGTCGGCAAGGCCGAAGTACACCGTCCGGGGAATATCGACACCTACACCTTCACGCTCAACTACGACGGCACCAAGATTGGCGAGATCACCGACCAGACATCCGTGAAGTCGGGCGTCAAGGATATGCTCCTGTTCCATGCCCCGAACTGGCGCACATCCTCCGAACTCTGCGGTCACTCGATATTCGATGATGCCGACAGCATCCTCTCCGAGATGGAAGTCCGCTACGCGCAGATGTCGAAGGTCTTGGACAAGCACTCCGATCCGGGGATGTACGGCCCCGAGAACGCGCTTGAGCAAGACCCCAAGACAGGTGAGTGGAAGGTCAAGGGCGGTCGCTTCTATCCGTTGGTCGCTGGCGACGAGAAGCCCGGCTACGTCACATGGGACGGGATGCTGTTCCCGAACATCGAGATGGTCAAACTGCTCCGCGAGGAGTTGTACGCGGCCACCGACACCTGCCCCGCGCTGTTCGGCAAACTGGAGCAGGGCATGGCGGAGTCAGGCTCGGCACTCAAGCGTCTCCTCATCTCACCGCTGGCGGCGGTCAACAGGCTCCGGCTGACCTACGACCCCATCGTGGCGGCTATCCTCAGAACCGCCGCCGAACTCGAAGGAGAAACGCTCTCCCTCGTGACGACCGAGTGGCGCGATGGGCTGCCCGAGGACGGCATGGAGGCCGCGCAGATCGAGCAGACACGCGCATCCGCCGGGAACACCTCGACCGAGGCGTCCGTCGTCCGGCTCGACGGTCTTGAGGGCAAGCAACTCACCGAGGAGTTGGCGCGGATCGAGAAGGACAACCGTCCCGCGCCGACCGCGCCTCCCGCCATCACGCTTCCGCCGAGGGCCGGGGTACAGGCACTCCCTAACACCCCTGCGGAACTCCAGCCGACGAGGTAACCCGTGCCCTACGCCGACAGGGAAGCCGAGGCCGAGCGCATCGACCAGATGTACGACGAGGTCGAGGACATCGTCATCGCGCTCCTCGTCGCAGCCTACGCCGCTGGAATACCCTCGGGGGTATCTGCCGCGACCGCCGAGGCGAAGGTCATCCTGTGGCAAGCCTACGAACAGGCGCAGGTCTGGATTCAGGAGGCCGTGCCCGAACTCTATGGCGAGCAGGTCGGCATCTCCGGCCCGATCATCGACGGCCTCATCACGACTTCCGACGCGCAGTTCCGCTCGATGACCGAGACGGCGATCCGGCGCATTGACGACTTGGCTGCCCAGTTCTACGCCGCCGATGCTCGCCGGGCCGCGCTCACGGAGTTCCAGAAGGCGCGTGCCGGACTCACCGCGCAGGAGTTGGCGAAGGAGATGGAGCGCACGCTCCGAGATTCGGGCATAACGGGCTTCACCGATGCCGCCGGGCGGAAATGGAAGTTGAAGACCTATGCGGAGATGGCTGCGCGGACGACCACGATGGAAGCCGAGGTCGCAGGAGTCAAAGACCGTGTCGTTTCCGAGGGACGGGATTTGGTCAACATCGTTGGGCCGCTGGATTATCCTGACGGGTGTCCTCCCTCGGTCATGGGAGGGCCGTATTCTGTGTCGGGAGCGACTACTTCGTATCAAGGACGGGACATTATGACGCTCGATGCCGCCCGGTCGTACTACGGGGTCTTCCATCCGCGATGTCGCCATTCCGTAGTTCCCGCATGACATAAGTCTTGTGCAGGGATACCCCTCGGGGGTATCTTTGCGCTGAACGTGACTCCCACGGCTCAAGGAGGAGCATCATGCCGGAAGACCCGAACGTCGGGAACGAAGGAACGCCACCCGAACCGACCCCGGTCGGGGAACCCACTCTCACGCAGGAAGCCGTCAACAAGATGGTCGGCTCGGCCCGCGTGGAGGCACGACAGGCTTTCTTGAAGAAGCACGGGTTCACGTCGGAAGACGAGTTCACCGCAGCGGTCAAGAAGGCGAAGGAGATCGAGGAGGCCCAACTCTCCGAACTTGAGAAGGCGCAGAAGCAACTGGACGAGTACAAGACCGCTGCGGAATCGGCGAAAGCCGAGGCAGACGCTCTGAGAACCGCCAATCTCCGCGCCAGCATCGCTCGGGAGAAGGGTCTCAAGGAAGCCGCTGTGAAGTATGTGGTCGGGGACGATGAGGACTCCATCAAGGCGAGTGTCGATGACCTTCTGACAATCGCCGGGAAGTCCGAGCCGGACGATGACCTCGGCGGCGGCACAAACCCGCCGGGTGCTGCGGACATGGGCAAGTCGCCTGATGAGAAGATGGCGAACCTGCTCATGCACCAACTCACCCACCGAAGCATAAGAGGAGGCTAGGCGAATGGCTCTCACCAGCATCAGCAACGTGACCTCGACCACCCAGTTCATCCCCGAGGAGATCGCTGCTGGCATCATCAAGGACGTGCGGCACTCGTCCGCCGTCATGCAGTTGGCGAAGCGTGTTCCGATGAACACGCTGGAGAAGACGTACAACAAGCGGGTCAGCGGCCCCGGCGCGTACTGGGTCGATGACCTTGAGCGCAAGACGGCTGACAAGGCCGCGTGGGATCAGTTCCATATGTTCGCGAAGGAACTCGCTGTCATCGTGCCCGTGAAGGAGCGCGATTTCATCGGGAACCCGCTCGACGTGTGGGCTGAGATCAAGGAGGACATCGTTGAGTCCTTCGCAATCGCGTTCGACTCGGCGGCCCTGTTCGGCACCTCCAGCCCGTACAACACGGACATCTTGCAGCAGATCGCCATCGCCCAGAACTTCGTGGTCGAGGGCACGGGCGAAGACCTCGCCGACGACATCTCGCTTGCGATGGGTGCCGTGGAGGCCCACAACTACGACCCGAACGGCTACCTGTCGCTCCGCACCATCAAGGCGCGGCTGCGCGGGCTGCGTGCCACTGGCGGAGAGCCGCTGTTCCAGCAGAACTTGAAGGAGGGAACGGGCTACTCGGTGTATGGGCAGAACGCGGCCTTCTACACCGACGCCGCATCGTGGCAGGACAACGTCACCGCGATCCTCGGTGACTGGTCAACCGTTCACTACGGCGTGCCGCAGGGCATCTCCTACAAGATGCTCACCGAGGCCACGCTGACCACGGTCACGGACGGCAGCGGCAACCCGCTGTCCCTCGCCGAACTCGACATGGTCGCCCTCCGCGCCACCATGTTCATCGGCTTCCGCCCGACGAAGGCCGACGCTCTCGCCGCGCTTGTCGAGACTGGCTTCTCCAGCACTCCCGGCACGCCCGACACGACCATCGCAACTCCGTAGCACTAGCGTCATTCCGTGAGAGAGGGGGCGGTGGGGTCACGACCCTGCCGCCCCTAACTCGATGAGAGGGGACTTTCCCGATGGCTCACAAGCGCAAGAGCGTCCGGCTCACCCGCGACCTCCCCGTCAACGGTCGCAAGCAGAAGAAGGGCGACTGGGTGATGGTCGATGAGAAGACCGCGAACCGCTGGCTGGCGAACGGCATGGCGGACGAGGGTCTCGCATGGGACGAGAAGGCTGGCAAGAACCACGTTCTGATGGTGTCGTCCCACTGTTGCACCCGAGTCCAGAAACAGGCCGCCGCGCTCAAGGCACTCGGCTGGCGCGTGGATTCGGTGTCCAAAGCGATGCCCGGTGTGATGGACGGATTCGATGTCCTCAAGGTCACGCAGGACGAGAAGGAGTTTCCCGCCATCATCGAGTCGTCCGGCGCGAGCATCATCCATGTCCACAACGAGCCCGACCGCCTGATGCAGTACGCCGACGCCGGGGCCAACGGTCGCCCCATCGTGTATGACTGCCATGACCTCGGCTGGTATCGCACCTTCTCCGTGCTTCCCGAGGAGCGGTTCGCGTTCGACCGCGCCGACGGGATCATCAATGTGAGCAAGGAACACCGCGACCTCGCGTACAAACTGCACCCGTGGAAAGTCCCCGAGGCAATCACGATGTCCGTCCCGATGAAGGCATGGATGCCGCAGAAGGCGGACGACGAAGCCGGACGGCACGGTGTCGTCTACGAGGGCGGATCGAATCCCGGCGCGAGCGAGGCCAACCGCTTCCGCGACCACATCGGCGTGGACAAGGCGTTCGAGGCCGCTGGCATCGACATGACGTTCTTCGTCCCGACCCGAGCCATCGGCGCGTACCGCCGCTCTCGGATGTTCGTCCCGTACAAGGTGCTGCTCGACCAACTCGCCACGTTCAAGTGGGGGTTCATCGGCACCGATGTCAAGACGGACAAGGGCGACGTGTGTCTCCCCAACAAGACCTTCGACTACCTGCTCGCCGGACTTCCGCTGCTCTGCTGCAACGTCCCCGCCGTCGAGACATTCATGGAGGGGAAGGCGGGTATCTACGCGAAGGACATGAAGACGCTCATCGAGAAGATGCAGCGTGCCGACTGGTACAAACTCCACGAGGAGGCGAAGGCGGCGAGGCGGTTCATGGACGATGAGATCAAGCACACGCTCATGGTCTACGATGCGCTGCTCGGCACGTTCGAGTGCCCGTTCTGCGGCAAATCCACGTTCAAGAGCAATCTCGGCTTGCAGGGGCACATGAAGTCCTCGCACCCCGAGGAGTACAAGGCGATGAGAGAGCAGTAGCACCTGACGCGGTTCGCGGTGTACGCTAACGCCGAAGTACCCGATACATAAGGAGGCATCTTCGCATGGCACTCACCAACGCACGCATGAAGGTCGTCATCGACGCGGAACTCGCCAACGTGACGCACATCGGCTACTCGACCAACGGCACGACCGAGCACACCGTCGCGGAACTCGCCCGCACCGCCGTCTCCGCTCTCGGCGGCTGGACGACGCCTTCCGCCGCGAACCCGTATGAGCCGGGCAACACCTCGGCTGGGGAATCCGCCGCGTATAGCGGGGCCTCGCAGATCACCATCACGCACTACGCGGGGTTCTCGGCGGCGACCTCCGGCACGCAGCACACCGAGTGGATCCCCGTGACCGACCCCGACCCGGTGCTCGTCACGGGCGGCAAGCTGACCATCGCCGCGAACGCCCTCAAGCCCGTCAAGGGTACCCGCTCCTAGCGGCTCCCTCCTCGAAGGGAGTCACTCAATGGCTGACGCCATCGGTCTGTACGTCCACGCATCAGGCGCGGAGACGGGCGGCACCAACGCGCTCACGGGCCTGATCACGGGCGGCACCGCCATATCCGCAGATGACGCCGAGACAGCAGCCTTCGCCTTCGGTGCGCTCGATACCGTCTACACGCTCTACTACAAGGCGGAGGACGGCGGCGTGGACGTGGGCAAGGACACGACCGCAGCCTTCACCGTGCGCTTCAAGGCTCCCGCGTGGGCGACCTCGACAAGCTACAACCTCACGGAGACGCCCGTCATCTTCGTGTGGGAGGACGGCACGCTCTACAAGTGTCTTGAAAGCCACACGTCCGGCACGTTCGCAACTGACCTTGCGGCGGACAAGTGGGAGGAAGTCACAGTCGCTCCCGTGCAGGTCTGCAAGACCTACGACGGCACGTTCCTGAATGCTCCCGACGACATCCCCGCAGCGGTTGGCGCGTACAAGCCGCTGTACGTCAAACAGACGGCGCGGCAGGCGTCAGCCGAGGCCGACATCGAGGTCGGCACGGGCGGCGTCACGTTCACGACAGGCACCCGCCCCACGGTCGGCACCGTCACGCCCACGGGCGGGGACGCATCGGTCGTCCTCGCGTGGAGCGACATCGCCATGACGGGTACGGGCGTCTATCAGGTGCAGCGTGCGACCGACAGCGGCTTCACCGCGAACGTCGTCACGCTCACGTCCACGCTCGCTGACGGCTCGACGGGCTACACCAACAACTCGGCTGGCGGCAATGCTCCCAGCAACGGCACCGCGTACTACTACCGCGTGCGAGCCGTGGATGCTCGCGGCATCGGCGCGTACTCCGCGACGGGCAGCGTGACTCCCGCCGTTCCGACGCTCGGACAGGTGACGAACTTCTCGGCTGGCACGGCGCAGGACGGCTACGCATCCTTGTCGTGGACGGCTGTGAGCAACGCGACCTCGTACACCATCGAGCGGTGCGCGAAGTCCACCGATCCCGGCACGGGTTCATGGACGGGAGAGACGGCCTACGACGAGGACACGGGCGTCACGGGCACCACGTACTCGAACACGGGCAACACCGCCTCGCTCACGAACGGCACGAAGTATTGGTTCCGCGCACGGGCTGTGGCAAGCGGCTACACCTCCGGTGCGTGGAGCACGGCTGACGACGCGACACCCGCAGGAGTTCCCGACACCTACGCCGATGGATGGGTCAGCGCGAGCAACTTCGCACCCAACGCTGGGGTGGTACAGTACCTATACGCTCGCTCGACTGACGCTCGCGCAGATATATCCGATCTTGCCAGCGTCGGCGTCAGCTGCACCCTCTATTACATAGCCCACACCTATGATGATTATTTTTATGAGCACGTGATTGTCGTGTGGAGAAGCAACGGCGCCACAAAGACTCAGATTGGCGACATGGTTATCATCGAAGATGAGTCCGCGCTGGCGCTCAAACTTCAAGTGACGGGGACAGGCTCATCGGTATCGCTTGTCGTCTACAATGGCGCGACGCAAATCATAAGCGTATCTGATACCAGCGCGTCACGAATCACCGATGCGGGTTATTGGGGAGGGTGTCGGGGAACAACCGGTACTCCACAGCTGACCAACGTCCAGCGCGGGACACTGTGATGGGCGAGCGGATACTCGTCAAGTTCAAGGATGGCGTTTCGGGCGGCAAGATACGCAAGAAACGGGAGAAGCATGGCGGTAATCAAAAACGCAAGATAGACGCCATCGGCTGGCGGCTCATCGAGCTTCCGCCCGATGCCGACAAAGACGCGGTGTTGCGCGATTACAACGCCGACCCCGATGTGGAAAGCGCGATGCCAGAGAGGTCGGTCTATGCGCTCTCAATCACGAACGACCCCTACTACACCACATCGCAGAATGCAACGTGGGATATCCGCTATCCGACTCCCGGCTACGGCGGAGATAGGACGGACTACGGCGGACAATGGAACCTCGACCGCATAGGAATGCCCGCTGCGTGGGACATCGAGCGTGGGTACAGAGGCGTGATCGTGGCGGTCATAGACACAGGCGTCAACTACCTGCATCAAGACCTCTCGGGACGCTGCTTGATACTACCCGGCAGCAACAAGTCAACTGGCGACCCGAACGACCCCTACGACGCGAACGGTGGCGACCCCGCGCTAGACCCTACGCGATGGAGCCACGGAACCTGCTGCGCGGGGATTATCGGCGCGGCGAGGAACAACAGTCTAGGCGCGGCTGGTATCGCCGATTGCACCATCATGCCCGTTCGGGTGCTTAATTCCAATGGAGGCGGAAGCCAGTACGAGTGCGCTGACGGCATCGTGTTCGCCGCTGATAACGGGGCGCATATCCTGAGCCTTTCGCTCGGTATGACACCTGATGGCGCTGCCCCCGTGTTCGATGCAGTCGCTTATGCCGTGTCCAAGGGGTGCCTCGTCGTCTGTTCGGCAGGCAACGCTGGCGGGACGGTGCTGGCCCCCGCTGCGGCGAACGGTACGTTAGTCGTTACCGCGTCCGATATGCTTGACCGGATGGTATCAACCGACAACTGGCACTTCACCTGTAGTCACGGCATGAACGTCGATGTCATGGCCCCAGGCTGGTACACCACCACGCCCATCGCCCCCGCGACAAAGGCGGCAGGCAACCAGTACACGTTCTACTTCCGTGCGACATCCTGTGCCTGCCCCCATGTGGCGGGTGCCGCCGCGCTGATCTGGGCGCAAGACCCGACACTCACGGCGCGTCAGGTCGGCGCAAAACTACGAATGAGCGCAGCCAACGTCGAGGGCACCGCGTCGGGATTCAGTGAAACGCAGGGCTTCGGGCTTCTGGACGTAGCCGCAGCACTCGCTATCGAGAAGTCGGCTATCCCTGACGCACCCACCATCAACTACACCATCACACCCACCTCTGGCGGGATACACATGGAGTGGGATGCCGTCCCCGACGCGGTGGGCTACGCGGTCATCACATGGGAAGACGAATACGGATGGGCTAGGTTAACAACGACATACCTTCCGCCGACCCAGACGAGCATCGACACCACCAGCGCCGACACGGAGGGCTTCCCCGCGCCGTATGTCGAGGCGTTCACGGTGGGCGGCTCGACTACCGAATCTGACATAGACCCGCCTCCGTCGCTTTCTCTGCCCGTCACCGCCACTCCCGACGCCACAGGCATCACGCTCACCTACGCAGGCTCGGCTCCTTTCCGCATCGAGCGGCGGGTGGTATAGATGGCTGGCCCGTGGAGTTACGACCTGAGTCTGCTGGTCAACACCGCCATCGCGGGTGAGGGAAGCATCGGCTTCACGGGCAGCGGTGCGATGGGTGCCAAGAACCCCGTCGCTGGTACAGGCAACGTCGGCTTCACGGGCAGCGGTGCGATGGGTGCCAAGAACCCCGTCGCTGGTACAGGCAACGTCGGCTTCACGGGCAGCGGTGCGATGGGCGAGGCGGCCCCCGAATCCGGCCCGTGGAGCTATGACCTCACGCTGCTGGTTGAAGAAGCCCACCTCGCAGGTGAGGGCAACGTAGGCTTCACAGGATTGGGCGCACTTGCGGCAGCCAACCCGCTTGCGGGCGAAGGAAGCGTCGGCTTCACGGGCAGCGGTCAACTCGCTGCTACGAACCCGCTCGCAGGTGACGGGACTATCGGACTCTCGGGCAGCGGCTCGCTCGGAATCGCCCCGATGGTCGCGGGAGTCGGCAACCTCGGACTCAGCGGGTCGGGTAGTCTCGTAGCGGCGAACCCCATCGCTGGAGTCGGCAACATCGGATTCTCAGGTCGTGGCACATTCGGGCAGTCCGTATCCATCGAAGGCACGGGCGACATCGGCTTCTCCGGCGATGGTGCGTTCTCGGCGGCGAACCCTGTCGCAGGTGCGGGTGATGTGGGCCTCTCCGGGTCAGGTGCGCTCAACGCGAACAATCCGATAGAGGGTACAGGTAATCTCGGCTTCTCAGGGAGTGGCGTGTTCGGTACGCCACAGGCAATCGCGGGAGAAGGCGACATCGGGTTCGCGGGGAGCGGTCAGTTCGCCGCCACGAACCCCGTCGCCGGAGAAGGCACACTCGGACTCACGGGGTCAGGCATACTCGCGGCAGCCAACCCGCTCGCAGGTGACGGCTCGCTGGCGTTCTCGGGGTCAGGCACCATCGCCGATGACACTTGGACGCTCATCGCAGCAGCCGAGGAGGACTCCACCTACTTCGACGACACGCCCGAACACGGCGTCGTCTACCAGTACCGCGTGATCGACGCACTCGGGAATATCGCGTACAGCGAGGAGGTCACGCTCCTCGAAATGCTCGCCGGGACGGGGAACCTCGGACTTTCGGGCAGCGGCGCACTCAACGCCTCCAACCCCATCGCGGGTGCGTCCGGCGGCATCGTGTTCGATGGCGAGGGCTATGCGACCACCATCAACCCGCTCTCTGGCGAGGCGGAACTGCTGTTCGCGGGTGAGGGTGCGTTCAACGCCGCGAACCCAATCGCTGGTGAGGGCGCAATCGCGTTCGCGGGCGAGGGCATCATCGGCGCGACGGAACCCGGCAAGGAGTACGTCGCAGGGGCGGGCAATGTCGGCTTCGCAGGTGAGGGCAGCATCTTCGCCGTCAACCCGATATCGGGCGAGGGTACGCTGACGTTCGCTGGCAGCGGGGCCATCGGTGCCGCCAACCCGATTGCGGGCGAAGGTGACATCGGTTTCTCGGGCGAGGGCGTCATCGAGGAACTCATCATCGGCGTTCGCGGCGAGGGGAACATCGGATTCGCAGGAAGCGGCCTCATCCTCTCAGCGAACCCGATTGCTGGCGGCGGCACCGTGACCTTCTCCGGCAGGGGGAGGATACTGCTCTACGGCGCGGAGAAGTTCCACCGTCCTTTGCGCGGCAAGGCGGCTTCCGTTGTATCATCGCACCGAGGACGCGCTGGCTCGTCCGTGCCGTCCGAACAAGGCAGCATCGCATCGAGCGTACCGACCGAGGACGGAGAGGTGTCATGCAGAAACTAACCCTCGTCGCGGGAAGCACGGGCGAACTCTCGTACACGCCTGAGAACCCCGATGATGTGACCGATGTCACGGTCGAACTCTACGACGCCGCCGGAGCAGCGGTTGCCACGACCACACTCACCGAAGGTGTTGATGATGTGTGGCGGTGTTGGGTGGCGCATGACGACATCCCCATCACGGCGATAGATGCCGAGTGGTCGGGCGCGTTCGTCGTCGCGCTCCTCATCGACGGGGAGGTTCAGTACCGCCGCAAGCCGTTCACGGTGGACATCCTCGCCGACCTCGAATCGCTCGCGGTCACGGTCGGCACGAACTCCTATGTCACGCTCGCCGAGGCCGAGACCTACATGGCCTCGCGCATCGGGACGGCTGCGTGGGACGATGCCAACCAGTCCGAGCGGACGGCTGCGCTCCTCATGGCGACCCGTCGGATCGAGTCCATGCGCTTCCGGGGCATCAAGTACCTTGAGACGCAGACGATGGAGTTCCCGAGGGTCATGTGGGGACAGGGTCAGACGCGCTACTCCGAGGAGCATGAGCGGTACTCGGAGATGAGCAAGCTCGCCGGGTGGATGGGCGACGATGAAGTCCCGCAGTCGGTGAAGGACGCCCAATGCGAGGAGGCTCTGGCTATCGTCAGCACCGCTGGCGACGAGATCGACCGCATCTCAATGCAGTCGCAGGGTGTCACCGCCGTCAGGATCGGCGAGTTCTACGAGAAGTACGGCAACGCGACGGGCTCATCCTTGAGTAGCACCGCGCTCATCCGTTCGGCGGATACGATGTCATTCTTGAAGCCGTGGATAGCCGGGACGGTGAAGACCGCATGATAGCCGACTACCTCAACCAGACGGCGACTCTGAACCGCTCGGGTGCTATCGCCGCCGACGGCTCGCGCTCCTACACGGACATCACCATCAAGTGCCGCTATGAGCCCAAGACCACGGAGATAAGCGTCCGGCCCGGCGAGGTCATGGTGTCCTCGGCACACATCTTCACGCTCACCCCGGTCAAGGTCGGGGACAGCATCACGCGCAACGGTCGCCGCTTCCCCGTCATCACGGTCGCCGAGCGATGGGGCCGGGACTCGCTCTCTCACTATGAGGTCTACCTCTGATGGCTGACTGGTGGGACAGCGCACGGGTCGAGGCCGCCGCGAAGAAGATCGCGCTCGACGCCATCGAGGAGTACAGCGAGGGTGTGCTCAACGCCTCTCGCGCTCTCGTCCCGCTCAACAAAGACCCGTGGATGCGCTGGCACCGGGGGACGTTGCAGCGGACGGGGAAGGTCACCCGCGATGCCGACGGCGTCACGATTCGGTACAGCGTGGACGACGAACGGTACAACTACGCGCTCATCCAGCATGAGAACACCGAGTTTGCCCATGAGACAGGCACGCACCACTACCTCTCTGTGCCGTTCTCCAAGATGGCGCAGTCCCCGCGCTTCTTCCGATTCGTTGAGCAGCGTCTTCGCCAGAACATGAGGTGATTCTATGATCGAGGCAGATGCAGCGAGCCTATCGTCAACACTCGGGATCACCGTCTACTACGGGTTCTTCCCCGACGAGGCCGACGGGACGCTCGATGAGGCACTCTCACTCTCGGACTTCGCGCTCTGGCGGCCCGACCATGCGTTCGGGCGGGACGAAGCGGCGATTACCCCCTACGGTATCGCCGTCCATGCACGGGCAAGCACCCAAGCGGCAGCACGGGCCTTATGTCAACAGGGCTATGATTCGCTACTCGCTATGGGGTATCTTGCAATCAGCCCCGTCGTGTCGATGGGGCGTGACGAGGGTGGTCGCTTCGAGGCGGTCGCCGAGGTGGAAGCCCACGAGGTTTCCTAGAGGAAGAAGGAGAGGTCAATGGCAATCGTTCATGGCAAGGGCGGGGCGGTGAAACTCGGCACGCCGACGGCTCTGCTCGTCGCTGCGATGACCGAGTGGACGCTGACCTCGAACGCGGACGAGGTTGACATCACCTCGTTCGGCGACACCGACAAGGTCTGGATGCCCGGCTTCAAGGACGGATCGCTCAAGTTCAGCGGCTTCTACGACAACGCGGACACCCCGCAGGGCGACCTGCACACGGCGTTCGACGCTGGCACGGAGGTCACGCTGAAACTCTACACGGACTCCAGCCACGGGTTCGAGGGTCTCGGCGTCGTGACGAGCCGCGAGGTCTCAGCCTCCGTCGGCGGTGCCGTGACCTGCAACTTCGGTCTGCGCGTCAACGGCGCGATCACCGCGTTCACTGACACGCCGTAGGCGGGATGAGGGGGAGCCATGCAGACGGTCACAGTGACAGTCGGGAAGAAGTACAGGCTCGCGTATGGGACGAAGGCTCTGCGTGTGTTCGAGCGTGAGGCCGACAAGCCCATCAACGAACTCGGCGAACGCTTCGGGGTGGACACGATTGCCACCCTGCTCCATGCGGGGATGGTCTACAACCACCCCGAAGTGACCGCCGACGACGTGGACGAGATGCTGGACAAGTACCTTGAAAGCGGCGGCGACATCCAGCCAGTGATGACGACGATCTCCGAAGCAATCGCCGCGTGCGGGTGGTTCGCAAGCCCTACGAAGGCGACAGCCTCTACGAAGGACTCTGGAAAGACTCCTGCCGAGTAGGTTTGTCGCCATCCGAGTTCTGGATGCTCGACCCCGCCGAATGTGGCGAGGTGTTCTCCGGCTACAACTGGCGGTTGCGGCGCGAGGCCATCACCACGGCCTACCATGTCGCGGCGTACACGTTCGGGACGAAAGACCTGCCGGAACTCGCTGAACTGCTTTCGGAGGAACCTGCACCAGAACCGTCCGCCGCCGAGTACCATAGGATTATGAAGGAACTCGGATTGGAGTAGCATGGCTGCTGGCAGCGGAATGGTGGCAGGTGAGGTCACTGCCCGGCTGAACCTCGACCCGACGCAGTTCAACACCACGCTTGCGGCGGCATGGAACAGCCTCAAGGCTATCAAGGCGACTCCGCACATCGTCCAACTCCAGATGGTGCAGAGGGCGGGAGTAGCCGCATCCACTGCGACGGCGAACGCCGCTGTCTCCGCGTCCCGTTCGTCCGCCGCCGGGGTCGCGGCTCTCGCTACTTCTCAACAGCGTCTCCAGACCGCCACCTCGCAGACGACCGCTGCCATCGCGCAACAGGCCGCCGCGTACACGCCGCTCCGCTCCGCCGTCCAGATTGCGATGGGGCAGAACGCCGCGATGGTCGGTGGCACGCGCCTCCAGACCGCAGCGCAGATCGCCATGGGCAAGAGCGTCGGGCAGACGGCCTCGTCGGTGCGTTCTGCGGCCTCACAGACGGCGGGTGCCGCACAGCGGTCGGCTACCTACGGTCAGGCGTTGCAGGGGATCGCGGACAAGTCCAAGACCGCCTCCGCTGGCTTGGACAAGATGGCGGCTTCCGCGAAGCACTCCGAGGTCTCGTTCTCGACACTCACCAAGACGCTCCTCAAGGCGTCCACCGTCTTCATCGGCATCATGGCCCTCAAGGCGGCGATAGAGGCGGTTGGTGGTGCCATCAAGGCGACGGTCGCCGAGGCCGCCCGATTCGAGCAGGTCGCCATCGGCTTCGAGCACATCTACGGCGGAGCCCGGAAGGCCAAGAAGATGCTCGAAGACCTCGCCAACTTCGCCAAGACCACGCCTTTCGAGTTGGTGAACGTCGAACAGGCGGCTCTCCGGCTCAAGGCGTATGGCTTCGCCGCAGAGCAGGTCATCCCCATGCTCACCGATGTCGGGGACGCGACCTCCGCGCTCGGCACCGGGCAGGAAGGCATCAACCGAATCACGCTCGCCCTCGGGCAGATGCGCTCCGCCGGACGGATGAACTCCCGAGATATGCTCCAACTGACCGAGGCGTTCGTCCCGGCGTGGGACTACGTCGCCCAAGCCCTCAACACGACCACCGGGCGCGTCCGCGAGATGACCGAGAAGGGTCTCGTTCCCGCAGAACTCGCCATCGCCGCCATCCGCAAGGGGATGCAGAAGGACTTCGGCGGCATGATGTCGGCGCAGATGGACACACTCAACCAGATGGTCTCCAACCTGAAAGACGAGTTCACGCTGGCGGCCCGCGAGGTGGGCACCAAGATGCTCCCCGCGCTCAAGAAGATCGTCGCGTGGGCGTCCGATGCGCTTCCGAAGTTCAAGGCGTTCTTCCTCGGAGCCATCGAGGGAAGCAACAACTTCGGCAAGGCGATCCGCAACATCGGCGTGGTCATCAACACGTTCGTCATCCCCGCCATCAAGTTCATAGCCGATGCCGTCGGTCTCGTCGTCTCGACTGTGACCGATATGCTCGCGGGCGATTGGGAGGGCATCTGGAAGGATGCCGCCAAGAGTCCGCTTGCGGTCGTCATCGGCCTCGGCGCAATCATCGTCACCGTCCAGAAGATAACGCTCTTTGCGCTCGGGGCGCAGAAGGCGTTGCAGGGTTTGGCACTCTGGCAAGCCGGAGCAGGACTCGCCGGACTCGGGGCGAGCGGCACACTCGCTGCGGGCGGCCTCGGTGCCGCGACAGGAGCGACCACGGTGCTGACGGGTGCGGCAGCCAAACTCGCCGCCGTGCTGTCAACCGTCCTGTGGCCCGCAATCATGCTCGTCGCAGGGTTCATATCGCAGAAGTTCATCGGAGAGATTGCAGCGGCGAAGGCCGGATTCGAGTCGCTCTCCGATGCTGCGAAGACGGGTGCGGACAACTCTGCATCCTTCGGAGAGCGGTTCAAGGCTGGACTCGTCACGGGCTTCGCGGGTCTGCCCGGAACGCTCAAGAACCTCGATGCGCTCGTGCGCGAGAACATCTCCGAGAAACCGTTCTGGGATGGATGGTTCCAGAGCACCGAGAAGGCCAAGTCTGGTGTCGCGGGTCTCAGCACCGAGATGCAGAAGATCAACTACGATATGCTCGTCGCCCGCATGAACAGCGATGCGTGGAGCCAATCTCTGCAAGACCAAGCGGACGCGCTCATGGAGACCGCGAACGCCGCCTCGTCGCTCAACAGCGTCCAACTCGACTACGTCAAGGACGCGAAGGCCGTATTCGACGCCGAGCAGAACCTCATCAAGGCAAAGAAGGAACACGCCGCTGGCTCCGGCGAGGTCGTACTCGCCGAACTCGAACTCGCCGCAGCGCAGGAGACAGCCGCCGAGTCGATGAAGGTCTACCAGTCCCGCCTCGCAGACCTCGCGCTCACGCAGAAGTACGGCGGGGAGATGGCTCAGTGGGCCGGGAGAGCCGCCGTCGAAGGTGCCAACGCCACCAACAAGGCCATGAGTTCCATAATGACCACGCTCTACAACGCGAGCGAGGCGTGGAACACCTACGGCGCGGCTGCGGCCAACGCCTTCAACTCGTCCAAGCGGGCGGGCGACCAACTCGCTCAATCGTTCCGCTTGGGCGAACTCGCCTATGACAACAGCGTGTTCGACAAGGCATCGGCGATTGTCGGGGAGTGGAAGGAGATCGCGTTCACTCCCGTCCCGGTTCCGAAGTTCAGCGCGGCGCAGGTCGGTGGCAGCGGCGGCGGCGCGAAATCCGGCGTGGACAAGATAACGACCGCCATCGAGAAACTGCGCGATGCCCTCATGGGTGCCATCGACAAGGTCAAGGAACTCGCCGACAGTTTCAAGAACGCCGCCGTGGAGGCCGCAGGTGCCGCCGGGACGATGGGCGAGAAAGTCAGCCGCCGAGGCACACGGGGCATCACCTCCGCGCTCCGTTCGCAGGTTCGGAAACTGGAGAAGTACCGCGACTCGCTCAACAAACTCAAGGCGGGTCTGCCGCAGGGAATCTTCGAGGACTTCGTCATCCCCGCCTCGATGGACGATGTCATCGGCATGGCTCGGCTCAACCTCTCGCGGTTGCAGAACCTCATCGGGCAGCGGGCAGCCGTCGGTGTGGAGATCGCCAACGTCACGCAAGCCCCGAGGATTCGGAAGGCGACCGCCGAGATCACCGCCGACACCTACGCTGCGGCGCGGAAGGTCGGAGCCAGCGTGACCATCAACTTCGGCGGCGTCACCATCGGGAGCAACATGAGCGCAGAGC